TTACGGCGGATTCGCTTCGCGTGCTCAAAGAGCTGACGGAGACGTGCTTCAACTTCAGTTGACACAATCCGGATGTTATAAAACACCGAATCGCACTCAGGATCGTGCTTTCCAAGATCCTTGCGTTGAGCAAGGATAGAGAAAACCTCTTGGTACGAGGGAATTGCTTCCCTCAACCCATTCCATGCAAGGTACATCTTAGCCTCTCCAAAGTCCTTAGTTGATACTAAGGGCGATGGTTTAGATCGGATAATACGATTGTACGGAGCGATCCTAGTCATTCATTGCTTCAACCGGGTTTTCCCCAGAAGACTATTGATAAAACTAGGACTCCAACCTTTCGAATTGGAAGGTAATCTCTTACGGCAAGAAGTCAGATTAGAGAGAAAGTCCAAAGGGTCAGGATTAACATCCCAACCCAGAGTACCTCAGGAGATCGGACTAACATCCAATCCACCTTTGATCCTCCTTTTTGTGAACTCAAAATCTTCTCCAGACTCTGAAATCACAGATTTCGCTAGGGATATTTCTACCCCTAGTTTGTCCATGACAGAGAGATACTCCTTACCGGCACGAGTCGAACCGATCACCACATCATCACCTAATAACCAATACCTGGGTTTCTCACCCAGTTTACGGAATATAGTTTGTGTGACTATGTGATGAGTTAAAGAGAAAACAGCCCATGAGGATAACATCCCCATAGGCTGTCCAGTGGTATAAACGCAACTGGATAACTTATGACCTTCACGGTCCACAATGTGGAACGATCTCTTCATAATTGATACCCAGGTTTCAGAATAACCTGGCCATAGTCTCTCAACGACCTTGGCCTGTAACCAGATAGGAAACCTATCAGTTGCAGACTTTAGATCTAATGAGTATTTGGGACACTTAGTCCGACACATCTGAGTCACGGCTTCATCCTGCTTAAAGGTGAAGTCTCCCGAAAGGGATGCTAGTATTTTCATACATAACTTGTGAAGTGGACCCAACGAAAGTTGGGTTCACATATCTCCGATGGCTATGGTCCGGGTCTTCCCTCCCTTGTCAGGTAACGGATATAACTTACTCAAAGAGTAATCTGTCTTTTGACAGACAGCACATCCGTTAAAGTCACTCTTACGAGTGACCCCAAAGTAGGAATAAACTGTATCAATAAGTTTAGACTGTTCCTTGTCCTGATTTAGGGCTCTAGCGTCTACACCTGCTCCAAATAAAGCAATGTTCATATTTGAACATGCCTTAGTGGAGTAGTATAAGGGTTCATCACGGTCCTCCCTCCCAATCCGTTTCAACGGATAGGAATGGAAATCCTGCCGAGATAACCGGTGGTTACCAATT